CCAGTCTCCGCCTCCCTAACACGGTCGAAGGTTCACCAAGACAGTCCATTTACTGCCCGACCTAACCCGATCTAATGACGACTAAGGCCAATAAGTCCAAACGGTTGCTGGGGGCAACAAAACCAAGGCTCTACACGCCATTTCTCACAGGCAAAAACAAATTACAAGATGTCAAGGATTTATGCACCGTAGTTGGAGTTGATTTACTCCCATGGCAGGAATATGTGTTAAAAGACATGTTGATGGTGGATAAGGCTGGACTCTGGATACGTAAGACTAATCTCATCCTCGTAGCACGTCAGAATGGCAAGACTCACCTTGCTCGAATGCTTATCTTGGCTCATCTCATCAAATGGGAGACAAACGTGCTGATTATGTCTAGTAATAGATCCATGGCACTGGATACCTTTAGACAAGTCACACAACTCATCGAAACCAACGACCATCTAAAAGGCTTCGTCAAACAGATCCGATACGCAAACGGTACAGAGTCAATCGAGATGCTATCTGGTGCTCGCTTAGATGTTGTCGCATCAACTCGTGATGGTTCTCGCGGTCGTACTGTCAATGGCTTGTTATTTATTGATGAGTTACGCGAAATCGATGAAGAAGGTTACAGAGCTGCAATGCCTACGACACGAGCACACCCTGGCTCTCATATACTCTTGACAAGTAATGCTGGAGATGCATTTAGCAAAGTTCTAAACGATCTAAGAGAAAGAGCGTTAGATCATCCACCTAAGTCTTTTGGATTCTATGAATACTCAGCGCCACAATATTGCAAGATAAACGATAGAGCTGCGTGGGCGCAAGCAAACCCTGCACTTGGCTACACAATTACAGAAGAAGCGATTGAAGAAGCAATATCAACTTCACCGATAGAAAACACTCGTACTGAGACGTTATGTCAGTGGATTGACTCCCTAAGCAGTCCTTGGCCTCACGGAGTTCTAGAGGAGACTAGCAATAGCGAATTGACTATAACTCCCGGCGCATTGACAATGTTTGGCTTTGATGTTTCGCCTAGCAGAAGAAACGCATCGCTAGTTGCAGGTCAGATGATGCCAGATGGCAAGATTGCTATTGGAATCCTTGAAACCTTTGAATCACAGGTTGCAGTTGATGATCTAAAGATTGCAGCTAGTGTAAAGGGCTGGGCTGACATCTATCGGCCTCGCATGGTCTTGTTTGACAAGTACACAACTGCCACAATTGCTGAGCGCCTAGCCAATGCCGGAGTCGTAACACAAGATTGCTCAGGCCAGCAGTTCTACCAAGCATGTGGCGACTTGCTGACTGGTCTTGTCAATCACACAGTCGTTCACAATGGACAAGATGAACTTATCCAACAATTCAATAACTGCGCAGCTAAGGTCAATGATTCTGCTTGGCGTATCGTCAAACGCAAAAGCGCAGGAGATGTATCAGCGCCTATTTCAATTGCCATGGTTGTTAGCCAATTGATGAAGCCACAATCTACACCGATGATTTATGGTTAGACACGCAGAGGCTACTTGTCTAATAACTTGACAAATGGTATCCTTTCTGTCTATGGGTATATTCTCGCGTAAGCCACAGGTTGTACAGGCGCAAGAAGCGCCACAGATTATGGCCGATGGCTTCTATGGCTACAATAATTATTTCCCTGCATTAGTAACGCGTCAGATGGCACTTGGCGTTCCTGCAATCAAAAGATGCCGCGATCTAATTTCCGGCACTCTCGCCTCAGTTCCTTTAGAGTATTACAAAAAATCAACAGGGGAAAAGATTGCAGCTCCTCGTTGGGTTGAGCAACCTTCGAAGCATCAACCACTTTATGAGACTTTATATTTTACACTTGACTCATTGCTTATGTACGGTCAAGCATTCTGGCAAATTACAGAAGTATATGCAGAAGATGGTCGCATGGCTCGTGCTAATTGGGTTGCTAATACTAAAGTTGGTTTTATTACAGATCCAGCAACTAATTTTATTACTGAGTACAACATTGATGGCAAGCCAGTACCAATGTCAGGTCTTGGCTCACTTATCACATTTCAAAAAGATGAAGGCATATTAGGAATAGGTGCTAGAACAATACAAGCTGCACTCGATGTTCAACGCGCTGCTGCTGTAGCTGCTGCAACTCCGATGAGCAGTGGCATTATCAAAAATTCTGGCGCTGACCTCCCACCAACCGAGGTTTCTGCATTATTAGCAGCATGGAAGCGCAGTCGCCAGAATAATTCTACTGCTTACTTGACATCGACTCTAAACTATGAACCAACTTCATTCTCGCCTAAAGACATGCTTTACAACGAGGCAATTCAAAACCTTGCCACTGAATGCGCCAGACTTTGTTCTGTAGATCCCTACTATGTATCTGCTTCTCAAAATACGACAATGACTTATGCCAACGTCCAAGACGAGAGGAAACAGATGGTTGCGCTAACTTTGCAGCCTTATGCTTCCGCAATAGAAGCAAGACTTAGCATGGATGATATTTCAACTGCTGGACATTATGTCAAGTTTGCACTCGATGACACATTCCTTCGTACTGAACCAATGGAACGTTTGCTGGTTCTCGAAAAGATGTTATCACTTGGGCTGATTACAACTGAACAGGCAATGCAAATGGAAAACCTAACTCCTAACGGGAATGGCGAATAATGGAAACTTTATTTATTGAAGCCTCATCAATTGAGTGCAGCGAAGAACGTCGCGAAATCTCTGGCAAGATTGTGCCACTTGGAACAGGCGAAGTTGGTAACACTAACCTTGGCGCTTATTCTTTCGAAGCGGGATCTATCGAAATCGGCGACGTTAGCAAAATCAAATTGCTATCACAGCACGACATGAAGAAGCCAATCGGTCGAATGACTGCTGCTGAAACTCGTGCAGATGGTATTTATGCCACGTTCAAGTTGAGTCGTAGCCAAGCAGGTTCTGACAGTTTGATTATGGCTAGCGAAGGCCTTGTTACAGGTCTTAGCATCGGGGCTGAAATCCTCGCATCAAAGCCATCACGCGATGGTCACACAGTCGTCTCATCCGCACGACTAAAAGAAGTTTCTTTAGTAACTGAGCCAGCCTTCAAGTCTGCTCAGATATTAGAGATCGCAGCAGAGGAAATCATCCCTGCTGAAATACAACCAACTACAGAAAGCGAGACAGTCGTGGAAGAAACCACTCCAGTCGAAGCATCACCATCAGTAGAAGCATCGGCTGTAGAAGCTGCTCGCCCTACTATTACAGCAATGGCTTATTCAAAGCCACGCCTTGATTTCTCAGCTCCAAAGCAATTGGAAATGACAATCAGAGCATCACTTGGATCAGATGAGGCACGCGAGTATGTTCGCGCAGCTGCTGATACAACAGATAACGCAGGACTCATTCCAACACGTCAGCTCACAACTGTCATCAATGGTCTTGCTAACAACACACGTTCAGCAATTGATGCAATTACAACTGGTGTTTTGCCTGATGCAGGAATGTCTTTTGAAATTCCTAAAATCACAACACTTCCAACAGTTGCAGAAACAGCAGAGGCTGGCACACCATCAAATACAGACCAAGCTTCAAGCTTCGTCACAGTTTCCGTAAAAAAATATGCAGGCCAACAGCAATTTTCTGTGGAGCTTTTTGATCGTTCTTCACCATTGTTCATTACAGAATTGATGAACAACATGGCTGCACAATACGCAAAGGCAACAGACCTAGCTGTTTACACAGCAATTGCTTCTGGCGCTACAGCAGATGCAACAACACTTACAACATACCCAACAGCTGCAGAGTTGCTTGGATTCGTTTCACGTGGTGCAGCATCTGTGTACACAAACACACAGGGATTCGCTAAGAATATCCTTGCTAACACTTCACAATGGGCAAACCTCATGACACTGAACGATAGCGGCCGACCAATTTACATGGCCTCAAATCCTCAGAATAATGCAGGACAAATTGCTGTTGATAGCATTCGTGGAAACGTTGCTGGTCTAGATCTTTACGTTTCAGCAAACGTACCATCAGCAAATGACACTGACAAAGATGATTCAATGTTGATCATCAACCCAACTGCCTACACATGGTACGAATCACCAACTTACCAGCTTCGTGCTGATGTAATTGCTTCTGGTGAAATCCTCGTTGCAATGTACGGTTATGGCGCAATTGCTACCAAAATTGGTGCAGGCGCATTCGGTATCAACAAGACCTGATCCACAAGCAATAACTAAGTCGCTCAGTAGGGGCATAGCCCTTGCCCCTACTGAGTCTTTAGAAAGGAAAGCATGTCAATCACCACAGTCGCTGAACTTCGCTCAGCTCTTGGCGTAGGCACACTTTACACAGATGCTGTATTGCAATCTGTATGTGATGCCTCTGACAATGTCATGCTCCCATTTTTATGGAAGAACCAGCAGCCAATCGTTGCTCATGGCAATGTTGGAACAGTTGGGACTCTTTACTTTGATGAAGTAATAACAGATGTATTTTATGTCGGGCAATCAGTAACAATCACAGGTGCTGGTACTAAGTACAACGGCACTAAGACAATTACAGCAGTGGGATTACAAGAATTTAGTGTCACAACATCCCACACAAGCGACAATCCTCGCCACACAATTGTTCCTTACGGCATTGCAGCAGCAGAGACTTATGCTGATTACACAACAGTTCCAGCAATTCAAGAAGCCTCACTTATGATTACAATTGCTATCTGGCAAGCGCGTCAAGCGCCTAGCGGTCAAGGCATGTCAGTCGATGGTTTTAGCCCTAGCCCATTCACAATGTCGAACACTTTACTGGCTCGCGTTCGTGGCTTACTTGCACCTTACTTAGATCCTCGCTCGATGGTTGGCTAACCATGGTCGCAGCAATATCAACGCTACGCGCTACAGTTGCAGCAGCTCTAGTCGATAATTCTTTATGGTCGGTGTTTAGTTTCCCGCCACCAACTCCAATCGCAAACAGCATTGTAGTCAGCCCGTCAGATCCCTATGTCGTTCCTAATAACAACAGTCGAAACACGATTGCTCCTACTGCTAACTTTCTAATAAACATCTTCGTGCCACTTCTAGATAACGAAGGTAACCTAAATGGTATTGAAGAGATGCTAGTTGCTATGTTCAATAAACTAGCGGCATCTTCTATCGTCTATAATGTGGGAGACGTGAGCGCACCTAGCGTTCTCAATGCTGCAACAGGCGATCTCTTGACTTGCACAATGCAAGTCTCAATCCTTACGAGTTGGAGTTAGTATGACTAATTTAGTCGAATGGAATAAAGAAAATGATGCGTTCCTAGCCAAAATTGGTCAGAAGCCATCTGTAGAAGCACCAGCACCAAAACCTACTAAGAAAGATGAGGAATAATCCGCATGGCAGTATATATGAGCAACGGAGTGGTTCTTACTGTAAATGCGGTAGACCTCTCAAATTTGGTCAGTTCAGTCACAATCAACCGTACATTTGATGAATTAAGTGTCACAGCCATGGGCGATTCTGGAAATCGTTATGTCAAAGGCCTAGAATCTTCAAGCATCTCTATTGAATTCTTCAACGATGCAGAATCAGCTAAAACACTTCAGACATTGAACACACTATGGGGAACCAACACAACAGTTACAGCAAAGCAGACTTCTGCTACAACATCTGCAACAAACCCACTTTACACAATGACATGCCTTGTAAACAACACAACACCAATCAACGGTGCAGTTGGAGATCTTTCAACTCAATCAGTGACTTGGAATGTTTCAGGCACAATCGCAATCACTACTTCATAATCGAATAGAAAAGGGCTAAAACAATGGCAAAACTCAAAGTAACAAGGGCCGATGGACAAGTAAACGAGTATGAAATCACTCCATTGCTTGAATATAGCTTTGAACAATATGCTAAAAAAGGCTTTCACAAAGCCTTGATTGAAGATCAGAAACAGACAGATGTCTATTTCTTGTGTTGGGAAGCGATACGTCGTTCGGGTGAAACAGTCAAACCTTTCGGGGAAGGATTTCTAGAGACCTTGAAATCAGTCGAGGTCCTAGAGTCTGACCCTTTAGGGTAGATCGGAACTCCCTCACCTATCTCGCAGCTTGGCTAAGCCACGAGTATGGAGTTCCGTTTCAATCCATTGTTGAACTATCTTCAATGGCTTTCAAAGCACACATAGAGGTGCTGAAAGATTTAGCGAAAGAGAGAGAAGATGCCAGTCGTAGAGCTCAGAGGAAACGCTGAACTACGCAAAGCCCTTCGACGATTCGCTCCTGACCTTGAAAAGACTTTGCGTAAAGAACTAGGTGCTGCTCTTAGGCCTGTTGTAAAACAAGCCAAGGGATTCGTACCAATTGATTCTCCAATGTCAGGCTGGGCTCCTCGTTCATTCTCAGAGGCTAGATTTCCTTTTTACAATTCCAATGAAATCAAACGTGGCATTAGTTATACAACTTCTGTAGGCAAAGTCAATCGCAATGGATTCTCATCGATGGCTGCTATTCAAAATAAATCACCAGTCGGTGCTATCTATGAAGGTGCTGGTCGTGTCGGGCCACAACGCTGGGTAGGCCCTAAAGCTGGTGGCAGCAGCAAAGGTGTAAGTAGATCATCTAACCCGAATGCTGGTCGTCAGTTCCTTGACAACCTTCCACCATTAGCATCAAGTCTAAAAGGTAGAGGTCGTTTGATTTATCGTGCATGGGGAGCCAATCGTGGTTTAGCAGAAGGTGGAGCCATGAAAGCAATTGACAAAGCACTTACACAATTTAGATCCAGAGCAGCCACTACTACATTTAGTAGGGTCGCATAATGCAAGCCAGAGAAGAAATCGTAATTGGTAGTAAGTTTGATGCCAAAGGATTCAAGCAAGCAGAAACTGCTGTATCTAAACTAAACAGTCAAGTCAAGACATTAGCAGGCTCACTTGGTATCGCTTACGGTACTCAGGCCCTTGTTCGCTTCGGCAAAGCAGCTGTTACTGCATTCTCGCAAGACGAGGCAGCAGCTAGGAGACTATCGACTGCGGTGGATAACCTAGGCATTGCCTTTGCTAATCCTGCTATTGATAAATTTATTTCAAACCTTGAAAGTTCAGCAGGAGTTGCAGACGACACATTACGACCTGCATTCCAAGCCTTACTTACAACTACTGGATCACTGACACAATCACAAAACCTGCTCAATAATGCCATAACAATTAGTCGTGCCAGTGGTATTGATTTAGCCACAGTCTCACAAGATTTAGCCAATGGTTATGTAGGCATAACACGAGGACTTAGAAAGTACAACACAGGACTGACACAGTCAGAACTAAAGACCAAGTCATTCTCTGACATTCTTGGCAAACTCCTAAAGCAATCCACAGGCGCAGCTAATGCCTACATGGACACAACATCATTCAAGTTTGATGTTCTAGGCGTAGCAGTCGATAACGCCAAAGAAAAGATTGGCAAGGGTCTCGTCGATGCCTTTGCTCGCATGGCTGGTGGCACTGAGACAAGTGATGCAGTCAAGGCAATCAATAGCATTGCCACTGGTATCAACGGCATTACACTAGCCACAGGTACTGCAATTGGTGGTATCACAGGCGTTCTAGGATTGTTGAAGAATTTACCTAAAAATATCTTTGGCGGTTTTGCTGGCAAAGTTGGTGGACTGCCAGCACCTAAACCATCTGGTCCTACCAAAGAAGAAATTAATGAAAAGAAGCGAAAAGAACTTCTTGCCAAACTTGAAAAAGATGCAGCTAAAAGAGCCAAAGACTTAGCTGCTGCCCAAGTTAGAGCACAAAAGGCATTGCTAGAAGAACAAAAAAGAATTGCCTTAGTAAAGAAAGCCTCAGGCATCTTTGACCTAGATCAGATACAAATCGCTGCTGCCCTAAAGGGTAAGATTTCAGAAGAAGAAAAGAAACGCCTTGAATTACAAGCAGCAATCATCGGTGGTAATAGCACTGAAATCATGAAGGCTGCTAATGAATTGCTCAAAGTCGAAGGCATCACTGCTGGTCTTACAATCTGGCTCAGGGACTTGCCTAAGGCTAAGAACCCGTTTGAGGACTGGATTAGTTACCTTGATGAAGCGCAGCGCAAGGCTGCTATCTTGGCTGCAACTCTTGGCATGAAACAAAGCGCAGCAGCAGCTGCTGCTGCAGCAGAGACAAATGCAAACAAAGATATTCCATCTACAAACACGCTTCCAAGCCTTCCTTCAGTCAGTGGTCAGTTTGACAGTGCTTATCGCGGTCAAGCAGGTGGACTCGCAACTAATCTACCAACGGTAATCAATATCTATCCACAAGGTAATGTAATTACAGAACGCGACCTTGCAACAATGCTAGGTGCATCTTTAGAAACATCTTCACAATCTGGTGGTTCAGGCGGTAGTTGGTCTGGCGTTAGGGTTCTCTAATGGCCTTGCCAGCAAGCCTTACCGTAACTATCAACTTCTCAGACGGCCCTGTATTCGGCGTACCCTTTACAATTGGTGATCCCACATACGGACAACTTGGTGGCATAGGAACTTTAGGGGCAAGCACTACACCAGCACTCATTGCAGATGTAACTGCTGAGACAATCAAGATAGACACTCGCAGGGGTAGAAACATCAACCAAGACCTCTACGAGGCTGGTACTGCTGTTATACGGGTATTAGACCCTAATGGTGACTTCAACCCACAGAACACTTCATCGCCTTACTACACCTACCTACAGCCTCTTAGAAAGGTACGCATTACTGCTGACAACGGTACTGCTTACAACATCTTCTCAGGCTATACAACTGACTACCGTTACACCTATCCAGTAGGTCAAGACATTGCCTATGTAGACATTTCCTGTGTGGATGGTTTTCGCTTGTTCAACATGTCTAACATTACAACAATCACAGATGGCACAGCATCACAGGCCACAGGTACACGCTTAGGCAAGATTCTGGACATGGTTTCATGGCCTAACAACATGCGAACGATTGCTACTGGCAACTCAACTTGCCAAGCCTCATCGGTGGATACTTCGGTTAGATCAGTGCTACAAGCAGCTCGTAACGTAGAACAGTCAGAGTATGGCGCTTTCTACATGGATGCCAATGGCGTTGCAGTATTCAAGTCACGCTCGCAGGTTTTAGCATCTGCTGGCACTGCCCCAACTATTTTCAATCAGGATGGCAGTGGCATTAATTATGCAAACGTAGCCTTCGCCTTTGATGACAAGCAAGTTGTCAATAACGTGTCAGTCCAGCGCACAGGTGGCACTGCTCAGGTATCAACTGATAGCGCAAGCGTTACGACTTATTTCACTCACAGCCTTTCATATTCCAACCTAATCGTTGAGACAGATGCAGAAGCACTCAACATTGCCAAGGCTTACGTTGCATCCCACAAGGACACAACCATTCGCATCGACTCAATGACTCTTGATCTAATGACTGCCAACTACAGCTCAGGAGTCAGCGCAGCTCTTGACCTTGATTACTTTGACCAAGTTCAGATAACTAACACACAGCCCGGCGGATCTACAATAACTAAGACTCTTCAAGTCCAAGGCATCGCTCATGCGATTACACCTAACACTTGGAAAACAACCCTCACCACGCAAGAACCAATCATCGACGGATTCATTATAGGAAGTTCCCTATACGGTATCCTTGGCACTAGCGTTTTATCATACTAAGGAGCAATAATGGCAACAGGATTTCCAGCAGCTACGGGCGACGTAATGAGCGCAGCCATGTTCAATGGCTTGGTGTCATTTACATTGCAGACAACACAGACTGCCGATTACACAGCAGTTCTTGCAGACTCTTATCAGACACTTGTACAGATGAATAAGGCAACAGCGATTGCTTTTAAGATTCCTACTAACGCATCCGTTGCTATTCCTGTTGGATCAGTAATAACGGTACTCAATATCGGTGTCGGTACTTGCACTATTTCAGCAGTGACAAGTGGTACAACAACAGTTTTATCGGCAGGAGGCACTGCCGCTTCTCCTACATTAGGACAATACAAAAGTGCTGCGTGTATTAAGGTTGCAACTGATACATGGTATGTAGTTGGAGCCATTGCATAATGATTGGTGCACAAATTGCAGGTATTTTAGCTCCTA